GGTAGGCAAGGAGAGACTTGAACTCTCATGTAACCAATTACTCTTTCTACAAGGTATAAGCTTGAGGAGATACATGCCTATGTGGTGAACCCGGTAGGATTCGAACCTACGACCGATACCTTAGAAGGGTATTGCTCTATCCAGCTGAGCTACGAGTCCATTCTATAAAAAAATAACGTTTTGGGGTGTTTTGTACTCGGGGCGGGGCTCGAACCCGCACTCACCATTCGGCGAATCAGATTTTAAGTCTGACGTGTCTACCAATTCCACCACCCGAGCATTCGCGGGTTTATTTATCTAGGAGGGATATTTTATTTTGTATTTCTTTTATTGTTTCATCGATTTTAGGAATTTCGATTGAAACATCTACGGAATGAGGGTTAGCTGGGTGGTAACTCCAATATTCATCTCTAATTTTTGACAATTGAATCAATTCATTAATTAATTCTACTTTAGGATCTTTTTTTTCTTGTGACATAACTTTAATTTTTTATATACTTAAATATACGAACGAATTATTAACAATCCCAATCATTTGCAGCAATTTGCAAACAAAGAAGTGGGGATGATGATGGATTTGACTTCATTTCCTCAAGAGCAGTATAGATAACTTCAACTACTAAACCACACTTTTCAACATTGCTCCACAAGTCATTAAACTTAATGAGTTCTTCTTGATTCATATTTTCTAAAAAATCTTTTTTAAACTGTGGTAGCATCTTCATCATTTTTAATTACAACTGGAATTTCTTGGGTAGTACCATCTTCATTTTGGATAGTAGCTTTCATTTGAGGTTGTGTATTTTCCTTCTTTTTCAATTCATCAATTTGATGTTGCATGGTTTGTGCAATAGCATATTTAAATCCTTGAGGATATTCTTCCATACATCTTTCTCTCCCTAAAGTTTTATAAATTTTTATAAGATTTTTATTAGTTTGTCTACGATTTTTATATTCTTCAAAACTTTCTCCTTCTTCTCTTTTATCACTTAGGTTTAATCCTTCAAATAATGAAATTTGACCTGATTTTAATGCCTTATTAATGGTAGATTCTTTAAGTGCTTTTGATTTTGCAATTGCTTCTTCTGTACGAGGATCATCTTTACGCATTGTATAACCCCCTTCACCAAATGTAACTAGGGTATCATGGTTTTCTTGATAATCTTTTTTAATGTCTTTTGCCATAACGTTTTTGTTTTAAATATACGAATAAATTATTACTTTTCCAAATTTAATTATAAAATTATTACTTTAATTTCATCTTCAATAATTTCTGTTCTACCAAAATCGGTATTGAATTGTGTTTCTATAAAAATATTAATAGTATCCCCAACCATTTCATTATCTAAAAATATATTTTGCGTAGGCTGATAATTATATTTAGAGTAACTTCCAAGCATAGTATATGCAGCCGGATGATCTAAATCAAAATATCTAGGTATTTGGTAACCTACAACATTAAGAGGAGGCATTAAACCAACCAAATCAGTTAAAGTGTAAGTCCAATCTCCAATAGAAATAGGAGTATTTAATCCTTGATCATTAAACCACCCTAAGTAAGAATACATGGGGGTTTGAAATGTTAAACTATCTAAAACAACCCAATAATCGGAGTCAAATCTTGCTTCAACTAAAGGAACATCATTTAAAACATATTCATCATTTAAAGGAGTAATATAACCCGATATTTGAAAATAATTTAAATCATCCCATTCAATTTCATAATAATTACTTCCATTTGGGGAAATTAATTGATTTTTATAAATAACTTCATAAGAAGTTTCGCAATCACCATTACAAGGTGTTGGATAAATACTCTCTTTAGTACAAGAAAAAAGAGTTAATAGAATTGATAGTGTTGTTAGTGTTTTATACATAACCTTTATTTTTATTTATACCTAAATATACGAACAAAATTTTGGGGAGCCAAGCTTTCTCGAAAAGGTCTCCTCTTAACATATATCTATCAGTAAATACGTATATACTATGCAATTGTTAGTATAAAATGACCGCTTGATTTAATTAAGTATGAGCTAGCGGGTATAGTTGTAGTAGGCGTAAATTTAAATTCTCCACCAGGTTGGGTTGATCCCTGCTGTTGCTCGATGTTAAACGCAAATCCACGTGAAGAAGACACGAAATTCGATTGAGATACATCATTTGTAAAGTCTTTGAATGTACCAGTAAAGTCGGATGAAATATAGCTACCTTCAATATGATCAGGAAATAAATCAAGTTGTTGAGAAGCATCAGCATTAGAAAATCCAGCAGCTTGTAAGTCATTTTGACTAATTGTAATACCATCACCACTAGTAAAATTTTGTCCACCTTTAGTAACATTAGCTCGTGTTATAACTCCCGCAGTTGAAGTAAGTTCTATTTGAGCACTACTTCCTTGTTGATCTCCATTAACATCAAATGTAAATGTAGTATTTGCACCAATACCAGTTATAGAACCAACCGTATTAGAAAGTGGAATAAGTCCACCTTTTAATGCACCTACTTTTGCGTTTGTGGATGAGCCTTGAAGGTTTGAATTAGTAGTAGTTGATGAGTCAACCATAAAGTAAGCCGCATTTGCATACACGAATTGTGAAAAATATGGAAATGTCTGAAGCGCGAATGTGTATTCTACTCCCGCCGTAAGTTCTTCTCCAAGAACTCCATCCCACATTGATGATGAATTGTAAGTTGCCATACTGGAAATTTTGTTATAAATATATGCTAGTTGTGGGTTCCATTTATAATTGCGGAGGAACTCAAACCTTCATAGCGAGGTACGTAAATTATTTCTTTTATATACTCGCTTCCTATAATAGGTTTATTTCTATAGTCATCTCCTATTATCATATATTTGGGAGCGTGCACCTTAATTAAGTCTCGAAGTGTATCATCACTATGAAAGGCGTAAACTTCATCTACCCATCTTATCGCGTGTAGAAATTCCATTCTATTTTTCAATGTATTAACTGGTCTACCTACTCCTTTAGCTTCTCTTATTCTCTCATCCGTATCTACTCCAACTACTATCTTCCAACTAAAACTCCTAAATTCATCTGATGCTATTTCATGTGCTTTTTGGAAGAGTTTGACATGCCCCATATGAAGCACATCAAACGTTCCATTTATCCAAACAATTTCCTTATGACGCATACTCTAGTGCTACTTCAAATAGCTCTTTATTAATTCTCATATCTTGTTTGAAGTTTTTAATTTCACGAGCTTTACGTGCTTTATTACCTGCTCGGTAATCGAAGTCACCTGTAATGATTTTTTCTTGCACTACATTAAATACTGACCAAAGATCATTACCTCGGTCTTCTTTACGCACTGGTGTTACTAGCTCTTTCAAATCAATTTTAATACGCTTCATTTCTTTAGGTGTAAACCTTGTATTAATTGCTGCTCGCGCAAAATCAAGAATTTCTTCTTCCGCCATTTCTTTGGCTTTCATGATATTCATTGACTCTACTGTTAGAGGTAGTTTTTCAACCATTTCTTTAATCAATCCTTGTAGATCTTCAAATGAATAACCCATATGACGCATTTTAACTGCTTCAAATTGAGTATCTGCAATAACCAAACCATTTGAACAAATTAGCCTATACAAACCTGCTTGAAATTGGAAAGCATTCTTTCCATCATGTGAGTTTGTCATTAGAATTTGTGGGAAAACTGTATCACCATCTTCTCCATTAATAACAACTTCTTCATTACGAAATGTAATGAGGTGTTTTTGAAAACCTCTCGTTGAGTTCTTACGAGCTTTAACTTCTGTTGCCTGAATTGGCTTCCATCCTAGAAGCTCCATATCATCAATTACCCTTTCTGTAGGAATGTGTGTGTAGTGTTTAGAAACCTCACTACTTGGTTCACTTGCGAATACTGATGGAGCTAAGCTCTCAATATTCTTCTTTGTCAAAAACTTTGCATCTTGCATATCACTTGATGTCATCATAACTCTTATTAATTTAATTTAACTTGTGTTCTATTGGCTTCGTGCCTCATTTACCCCGTAAATATACGAACTCTTCCTCGCTACTCCAAGTACTTTACCGGAAGCCTTCAAAAGATTTTAAAGTTGTGCTAAACCATATACAACTACCATTATAGTAAAATATAATAGTGCTACTGCTGGTTCTTTGTTTTCTTTTTCCATGGTCATAGATACGAATAATTCTTCAAATAACCACCAATTTTATATGACCAAATTATTAAGCAATTTATATAAGTATATATTTTATCGATGGTAAAAATTTTTTTTATTATATGTTTGCGCATATATGAATTTTGAATCCCGTTATCCTATATGGACTTGCATATAATATATTTGTATATACAATCGATGGGTTAGAGTTATATACGATCTATAAAGCCAGCTACACCCTCTTTACCATATATACACGCCATATTGACGGCGGCATGCCGTGGGTAATTATGCGGTACGTACGCCGTACGCCGCACGACCTATTATAGTTATTATATTATATCCAGTCAGTCATTATGTTATATTACTTATGTTGTACTATATAGTAAGGTACCCACCACGGTAGGTTATGTCACCGCGGGAGTACTTACTATGGCTGTCGACACCACTTAATATTATATCTCTACCGTCGTAAGCTTACTGTACTTGGTACGCACACTCAACGGGCCTACGGTATCCATCATACTGGTAATTACCATTATCCATCACCACCCCATCGCATATCGCCAAGGCATGTCCACGAACACCGACAATGTATTTACCTTTATTAAAATCTTGTGCAAACGCTTTAACAGTATATGCAACAGGTTTATGATTGTAACGTGGGTTAACCATGTCACCACCCTGTTTTGGACCATGTCCAAACATCTTTAACTTTCTAGTAATACCATCACTAAATAGATCAAGTTGGCCCACCTCATCAAACGTCATTTCCTTAACGTTATCCAAAGTAGACATCATTTGCGTTGTGCCTTTGCCTTTCTTACGATCAAAAGTATCAGCTACATACTTATGTGCCTGATCATAATTCACGTCACACGCATTCGCAATGGCTCTCACCACGCAATCATTCTTTTCCGTGCTAGCAATTTCACTTGAACCACTAACAGCATAACCACTTTTAAAATTCTTTAACATAACCTTTATTTATTTAATTAAACATAACGTCATTGGCCTGAACTCAATAACACGTAAATATACGAACAATATCTTGCTTCTCCAAATTTATTGCGGGAAGTCTTTAATTAAACCCAACCAATAGCAGCACCATAGAATTGGGATAATGTCATGGTATTTAAACCAGGTGTGGGACGGTGGAGATCATCAGTACGTTCATCACCGTAAACATTCTTACCAGTGAAATTACCATATCGACTGTAGCATTCCTGATAATAAACAATGCCGTTGTCGCGGTCGACTTTCAAACACAGGCTAGAACCTGTATTACTAAAGTTATCACTAAACATTTTACCTTCAAATGCTTTTAACTCATTAACCATCTCTAAACTTAACTCTCTTACACTATACATAACCTTTATTTTTTATTGGGCTCGCGCCTCATTTACCCCGTAAATATACGAACCCTTCCTCGCTTCTCCACGCAAGGTGCGACGTTTTTTCAATAAATCGTTGTGAATGTTCGTGAACATATGGTGTTCACAAGTATATACTCGTTACCTATAGTAGAGGTTGGATGAGCGGGCCAAAGGGGTTAACACATAGTGTGTTTTGTACCACATTCCCCTACCCACGTTTATCACATACTATCGATGTGCTTCTTCCACGTGTCATACTTGGCCATTTGTTTGTCATACTTACGTTTAGATATGCGCCTACTACGCTCTTCAAACCAACACCACACGAATGTAAAGGCAAATATACCAACTACACCCAAAATGCCTGCTACAGCTTCACTCATAACTTAATAATTTTTGTTAATATTCATTTGCATCGTCATAATCCCCACCGCGACCGCTATCTTCATCATCACGACTGGAATAATCATCGTCATCATCCTCATTATCCACCCAAGTGTCATCTTTTGGATCGGGTTTGGAACTACTTATATCTAGCATCATTTTCTTTTTAGCTGCTATATAATTAAATCGCTCAGTTATAGTCATCATACGAAGCATATCTTTATCTAGTTGTTTTCCCATATTATTTGTTTTTAAAATATTCAGTTAGAAACTCACTTGGATAAGTATAAATCTCACCCTTGTAATAACTCGTTTCTAATATTTTTACTTGATGCTTAACACCAGCTTTTACAGCCGCATAAGCTACTTTTTGGCCTAATTTACCTCCAGCAGCATGACCTAAATGATCATACAGTGAAATAAACTCACCACCATATATTTTCTTTTCTGTATTACTCATATTGATTATAATAAATCTTTTGAATCATTTCTTGTAAATCTCTTTTTGCTATATTAATCCCTCCATCTTCTAACAGCGTTAGTAGATTATTCAAATCAACATATAGTTTCTCTTTTAGCTTAGGACTCATTTTCATCATTTTCTTCTTTTTTAACTATTAATTCTAAATTATTATCTTCAAATGTTATCCCTACAACTTCACGATTGTGAGATATCTCTAAATCTTCAATAAACTGGTTTAAATCAAATGATCTATACATAATGCCACCTAATGCTTGACCATCAAATCCATCTTTCCAAAATATTTTTTCTTTAAATTTACTCATGTTTTATACTTTAATATTTAATCCATTTCCCACCAATGCATATCTCTATTTTCCAACCCACACCTAAGACCAGTAATTAAATCATGTTTATAAGTAATCATTTTATCATCTCTAACTATACAGGTATTACCCATCATAGCATCATTAAACTTACTCATATTAATTTCATCTTTAACTTTATCAAGTACTTCTTGTACTTCTTCAGGTGTAAACCCTTCTTCGAACTGGGTTTCAATCCCATAAATAAATTTATTTACATCCATTACGCTACTTGATTAATAGGCTCATCAAACAACCAATTCACCTTATTTTTACTATTCAAATTAAAAAACAACTTATTACCACTTCCACCTCGACGGTTTTTACTAAAATGGAAAAAACGCTGACCATCTCCGTCAAATTTCAAATGACCCATTGCTGTTGTCATATGTTTAATTTTATTTGAACCAACAAACGTTCCACCTTTAGTAACTTGTTGAATGATCAAAAATGTTGAATTAATATTATCATCATTGTTTGCTTGGTTGTGCTCATCAAGCAACTGCAAAATACGATTGGTATTTGACTTACCAGTACCACCAAAATAATCAACATAATTATCTGAAATCTCAGCAAGTGAATCAATTAATACACAATCATAACCCTCTTTAAGTGCAGTTCGAAGAACAACATCAGGATTAACTTCACTATAATCACCCATAAACAAGATATCCAAATCTCCAAATTTTGGAAAACGCTTAACATAACCCACCATATCAATGGCATTCATCTCACCTGAAATGAACAAACATTTTTTACCTTTTTGATTAAGATCAGCAAGAACATCTAACAATACTGTTGTTTTACCAACACCTGGATCACCTGTAACTACAACATTTGTACCAGGCATAACCCCACCTTCCATACTGAAGAATGGATCAACCTTAGTACCTGTTTTCATTGGCTCAAACAATTTCTTGTTGAACTCCATATTATCCATTTTAACTGTTTTAACAACAATACTTTGAGTTGGGTTGTTAACAACCTTTTTACTCGGACGACCTCTTTTAACTTTATTAACCATAACCTTTATTTAATTAATTTAACAATTTTGGGCTCTCACCTCATTTACCCTGTAAATATACGAACAGAATCTCGCTTCTCCAAATATTTTATGCGTTTTCTTTAAACATTTTATTAAACTCCTTATCATCCGCTTCCATTTGTTTAATTTGACCATTAATAAGCCCTAATTTATAACCACCATAAAAGCCTAAACCATAAATCAAAATAAACACACCTGTATTAATAAATAAATCTAACATTGTAAAAAATTTAACTGTTTTCGCACCTCATTTACCCCGTAAATATACGAAAGGGATCTGGCTAAGCCAAATCCTTTCGCGGGTGTTTTTTATAAATTTAAGGCTTTACACTTTAAACTAATTTCATCTGCTGATTTAGCTGACTGAACAATAGTCATTACTTTAGCTACTTGATCTGCATTCAACCAACCACAAACCATATCAATCCCATCATTAAGAGAAATCATTGGACTACTATCAACACTATCATCAAACACAGCAATTTCAGCTGATGTAGATTCCCAAAATTTATCCTTCATTTCATCACCAAACATGCCATCACTTTTCTTTTGACAGTAGTTACCTATTCCCCATTGAACGGACAACCTAAAACCATTATCAAAGGTCATTTGAAAACCTTTATTGTGTGTACTATTAAAATTACTCATAACTTATCTTTCTAAAATTACAAAATCACCAAAATTATCATCAAATACTTGGATTAAATTCTCATAATCCCCTGACATCATATCCTTAATGATTTTATTACTATCTAAATTTAACTGCTTTGCAAATCTTTTTGCATAACCCATTAATGCAAATGCATTACCATCTGGACCTGTTAAATCAATAACAACTGGGCTTGTTTGTGTTTGTTTATCTCTAATCATAAATTATGAATTTGATCTTGAAAATTTACCATTATACTGATACATAATTCCTAAAACAGGATGCATAACATTGTTACCATATTCTACTAGCTCTTCTAATTTTTTAGACATTGCTTGTACTTTCAATGCAGTAACAAATACTACACCATTAATTACTTTTGAATTCGTGGGATTTAAATTTACTTTCATATAACCTTTATTTTTATTTTGTTTTCCAGCGTCATGCCTTATTTACACGTAAATATACGAAAGATATTTGGCTTCTCCAAATATCTCCGCATAAGTCTTTAATTTATTTTTTAACCAACAAACTTGGTGAAACTCTCATTTGAGCTCCAATTCTACCACTACCTGCAATCATTTCAACACCAATATTTTTACTATTAATTTTGTAAATTCTAAACTGATCTTTAGGATTAACTTTTTTATGATTAATACCAACAACATCTCCAATTTGGAAATCCTCTTTTGAAGCTTTTACTGGTGCATCACCTACTTTAGCTGTCATTTTTGCTCTCAATTCTTGAGCATCAAATCTAATTGTACCTAATGAAATTGTAACACCATAATCTTTTTCTAATTGTGCTACTGCTTTTGCGAAATCACCTCTAAAACCTTGAACTTTTTGTTTATTTAACATAACCTTTATTTTAATTAATAAATGCTTGGCTTCATGCCTCATTTACCCCGTAAATATACGAACCCTTCCTCGCTTCTCCAAATATTTACGCAAAAGCCTCATCGAAGGTTTTAAAAATAGGTATATTATATGTTTCAGCTAAACTTTTATAAGTTATTCTTTCTGTTCTAATATATTCCCAATTTTTTAATTTATCTAAAGTAATAGGATGACTCTGTATTAATAAATCTTTTAATTTTATATTATATACTGCTTCCTCCATTTTATTTAAAAAATATTGATAATGGGTACTTTCATCAATTAAAACCATTTTAAGACAAATTCCTTTTTGGGGTTTTATAGTATTATTTGGACCACAATCCCAAAAGTATACCTTTTTAATCCAATCAATAATCCCAGCTCCGTTAAAAATTAAAAAAGAATCTTTATATTTAGGGTTATTCCAAAATTCCATAACTCCTATTTTATAAAGTTCATTCCAACTTTTATAATAAGGATGAGTATCAGGAACTAATGGAGCAAACCCTCCCATTTTAAATCCCTTTGTATAATTTATACTAGATGATAAATATTCACCGCAATGAGCAAATTCATTTTTCTCAATAGCTATAGTTTTTCCTGAGCATGTAGGACTTATTATTATAGTTTTCATTATCGCATGACTTTAAGATGACTTTACCTTCTGATAAACTAGCTTAACATTAGGACCAGGTATATTTTCACTTAATCTTTTCCAATTACTCTCTCCACTTTCTACAAAATGCCAAATATTACTCCCTTTACCAATAATAGGATAGTCAATATAAATCTTCTCACTTCCTTCACCACTAATAGCACTACTTCTATCATCATACCAAGTAACCCAAGTTCTAGTAGGGAGTTCAGCCGCGAAAAAATTATCATCTACAATTAAAATAGAACCTACAGGCATCTTATCTTCAATAGCAATAAACTCTCTCCAACCATGTAAAGCACTTGGGAAGGGATTTCTTAAATCTAAATCCCAAGAATCCAAATGTACTAGGTTAGGTATTATATTGGTTTCTTTTAAAAACTTAACCGAATCTTGCATATGATGGTTAACTGGGACTCCTAGTTCTTCATATAACATTTTACTTTCTTCTATAATTTGATCATCAATATCTACAGAATGAAATTCACCATTAGTAAATTGACATAACTTAGCAAAAAATGCTCCAACACATCCATCATCCCAGTTTCGAGAGGCACCAGTTTCAATACAATAAACAGAGTCGAACGGAAAATCTTCAATAATTTTTACTAAGGATTCTAATTGTTCTACTCTTTCATTATCATCATAAGCATTAGATAATACTTTAACTTCTTTATACCAATTAAGTGCTTCTTTAAACATCATCTCTTTTTTTATCTTTAACTCTATCGCTTATAGGTATGGCATCTCCCATTTCATCGACTCTGACGAATGTAATGTTTGTTGCAAGTATAACGTTTTGTTTACCGTTATAGACGTTATGAGATCGCGCTTCCATATATAATTTTATTGAAGTAGTACCAATAGATTCTACCTTCCCATATATTTTTAATAATTGCCCTTCTTTAGCAGGTTTATTAAAAACGCATTGATCAATTAATTTAGTTACCATACGAGGAGTATCACAAAACTCAGAAGCATATGAAGCTGCTGCTGCATCTAACCAAGCTAGTAATTTACCTCCAAATAAATTTCCATGAAATCCTAAATCTGATTTCTTAATAGGATGTTGAGTTAAATATTTCATACACCTAATCTACCATTTGGGCCCAGTAAATCATTATCATCAAAAGATGGGAGCTTAATTTCTTTTACCTCTATAGTTTCAATACTTCTATTTCGACCAATTTGTTCAACTGTAAAATCAATATCTTTAGTTTTTACCTGTAATAATTGCTCTTCATCTTTATCGTATTCTTTAAATTTAATTTTATATGTTTTCATAATTCAATTTTATCTTTTTTATAAGCATATATCATTCCAAGCTCATTTTTTCTTTTATCTGATTTATCTTCAAAATCAAACCCACAATCCTGTAGAATGTCTCTAATAAAAGTATAAATTTTAGATGAATGATATTCCATTGCTATTTTTCTTACATTATTTTTTAAATATTCTAAATTTATAGTTTGAAATAAATCTAATTCTGCACCTTCACAATCAATTTTTAAAAAATCAATTTGTTTAATTTCATGTTCTTCTATAAAGTCATTTATATTGATAGTTTTTACAGGCACAACGTTTTCACTGAAAGCATAGTCAGAAATTTCATTATTTAATAAACCAATATGTGTTTTTAACATATTACACCCACTATGGTGAGAAACTACTAATTCCATATCTTCTCCCTTGTGACTTATACCTTTATTTATAGTTGTTACATTATCAAAACCCTCTAAATTTTCATTTAAATAGTTAAATGTTTCTTCCATAGGTTCTAGTACATAAGTATGTTTTGGTTTAAACTGTTGAGCATAAACGGCAAATGCCCCAATATTTCCTCCAATATCTACAACAACATCATTTACATCTTCTTTACTTGATTTAAAATATATAGGTTTACCATTAATAACAGGTAATCTACATTGACCATTATGTGAATAAAATTTCTCAAACTCCAAATCACCCTCTTTATTATAAATCCTAAGTACATTCTCACCCCCAAACTTTCCAGAAGGACCTGGTGTCATCCAGTAATTAATTCCAGGTTCCCAATATTGAGTATCTTGATGTATTACTGTTTGTGTGGTGACATCAGATATTTCAACTTTAGCGTATTGTCTAGAATTACTAATATTTACAAAGTCAACTCTACCTATTGTAGGATCTGATCTTTTGTATTCCCATTTAATTTCCATTATTAATATTTTTTATAAGATTTTTCCTCAACAAATCCAGATTTTGTAGAAATGTTGATAATTTTTTTTACTTCACATCGTTGATCATTAGTAATGTACACAGATCTTGCTAATTCAACAAACTTAGCTCCAAATTCTTTATTTCTTTCACATTCTCTAATTTCATCCTCAATTTCCCACAATTTAGCATTAATTTCTGCTAATTCTATATAGTGATTTTGTAGTTGACTTTCATTATTCTCAAATAACTGCTTAGCTAATGGGTTCAATTCATTAAACTCAGTATAAATGTTTGTTAATTTATTAGTGTCTGTGATATTTTTTATTTTCAATTCTAAAATTGTTAGTTTATCTAACAACTCTCCGTTTGATACTTCTACTTTCATAATTTAAATTTTTATATTATTATTTGATCTTAGTATACTTTCTTCGTGTCCTGTATGAATTACTATAGGTTTCTTAGTATAAATTTGCTTTAAATTAGATTTATCAGCATAATCACATTCATGATGACTTTCTTTAAGAAAATCTTGATCAAGAGCATTTATCCTAAATAAACCTGGATTCAATGAAAAATTATTCATCTTAACATCAGCCCAATATTTAAAACCATTTTCCACATGGAATACTGTTCTAAACCCTTCGGGAAAAGGACATTTAAAATAAACATTATCTATAGAATTGCCTTCTTTAGCAAATTGAAGATCCCAATGCCCACTAAATGTAATAAGATCTACATTAGGATTATCATTCATATACTTAATATGTTTATTTAAGTTTATACTCTTTATACTTTCCCAATCATCCTCCCAAAATAAAAAGTAATTTGCCCCTCCTTTTAAATTTTTGATGAAATTAAGTTTATCTAACCATCCATACTTTTCACTATTATTAAATGTAATTAAAACTACCTTATTAGGAAAATATTTATCTAAATCCTCTCTCATTTGGTTTAAATCCTCCCCACTTGATCTATCATCTACTACATAGACCTTATTAATAACTTCATTTAGGTTAGAATTGTGTTTAATTAAACTTTTTAAGGTTTGGTTAAATAATTTATATCTCCTAGCAGTAGAAAACACTAAATTTACTTTAGTATCAATCTCATCTTTTTTTACTATTTTTTGAATGTCTTCATCCCACTTATAATCACACCCATCGTTATAAATACGTTTTTGATATTCAATTTTTTCTTTAATATGTGAAGGTCCTGTTGTATTCATATCATTAGTCCAAGTATAGTGGTAAGGATTTACTAATGATTTAGGAATATCCTTAACTCCTCCTGGGGAATGTCTATAATCAAAATCATCATTAAACCACCAATGCATATCAAAATAATAATTTTTAATCCCACCCCAACGTTTTATCCAACCAGCACTAAATCTAGCCCAATCTGTAATTATACCGTCTCCAACTACATTTTTAAATATAGTATTATAAATAGTAGGTTCAGGATTATCTTTAATATACTTAATTAAGTTATTAACTTCTCTTTGTGTATAAAATTCATCAGCATCAACCTGAACCATTAAGTCTATGTCATTCTCTTTCATCCAAGGGATACATTTATCCCTAGTACCTGCATCTGTTAGTAGATTATCTTTATCAGGTTTAAATACATAATCAATATCTCCCTTTAGTAATAAATCAGCTAATAATACTTCCGTACTATGATTTAGATCTTTATACCCTAACTCAGCATATTCTTTAAATTGACCACTACCAACCCAAATTTTTATGTCAAATTGATTTTTTAATTCCACCCAAGGTTGGATTAATTTTTCAAAACTATTACTACAGTTGTACGCTAATATTTGTATTCCAATTTTCATATTAAAATTCTAATGCTTCAGATATAACAGGAAGCTTTGTTTTAAGTTGATTTTTAATTTCTTTAGCAATTAATTGAATTTCTTTTTGGGCATGACTATCATCACGTAATTCAAGAAAATGAATCCAAGAACGAATTGATCCAGTCATTTGAATTTTAGTTGTAGTAGCTAATGGTAAAACCATTCTAGCTTGCTCTCTAGCCACCCCCTCTTTTAACAAATCATTATATAATCTATGACATGCTCTAAAATGAGTTTTAATTACTTCACTAGCTTTACCTTCAAAAAATATATCTCCTTCATACATTTTAGGATTGATAATTTCAGTTGAACTTTGTCTATTATCCTCACATTGAGCTCTTAACTCAACATTTTCAAACATCTCATCTAACTTATTAACATCTTGATATCGTTGACTAAACTCTTGAAAAGAAAACGAACGGTGACGTATGAGCTGGATTCCGATTGCTTTGGAAGTTTCAATTTCGAACGTCGCGTGACTATGTTCAAACGGCGACCAGTGCTTGTGGCGTACAAGGTATTTGAGAAGGCCTGCTGCATTATTCTTCTTATCCTTACGTGAACTAGATACACGTGCAATCTCCACAATATGCTCTTCAGCATTAGGAGTAATATTTAAAAGTTTTACTTGCATTTAATTTATTTAAAGTGTCTATATTATAATTTTTCAAACGAGCAATATGAAAATACAATTCTTCAGTAGTACCTCCAAATTCAGACATAACATTTGTAATTTCTTCTTTAGAAATTTTAAAGAATTTTCTTAAATTATCTACTAATTTAGTTAACTTATCATTTTCATCCTTCATAGCATCTTCAAATAACTTATTATAACGTTTTCTAGCACGTAATTCAATATCCATATAAAGTCTATCTTGCTCAGGTTCTCTACCATGATAATTTACTAAAAATTCCTTTTGCTCATCTTTCATCCAATGTAATTCCCATTTTGCTTCTTGGAAAAATTGAGAGTATTCAAAATCTCCATTTCTAATTTTATCTAAAAGTGATGCTTTATAAGGTAAACACTTGTGGGTTCTAAAACGCCTCCACCAATAAAAAGGCATAGCACGTCTTCCACTTGGTTTTTTTGGTATCCTACTCATTATAATTTTATATATTCTCTATTTTTATCATCTTTTCTATGTACCCCATCCCTTCTTTTTTGATAATTTGGTTTAGTGTATAATTTTTCAACATCCCCCATATTTTCAAATTCAATGTTTCTTTCTTCTAATAGAGATGTTTTAACAAAAAAAGCATTTACTCCTCTAGGATCAGTACATACTAAAATATAACCTTCTGGTTCTAATAATCTATTATAAGCTAATAGAGAAGCACCAAAATAATCTGTTCCATCCCAAGTTTGTGTTGGATCATAAGAAACAACTTTGGCTTCTGTAGGGGGTATAATAGCGTTATATTCTACAATAATAATATCAGCTGTATATTCCTTAATTATTTCTTTAAGTACATACCAATCATTCATATCAATATCAACCCCTAATAAATTAATATTTTTAGGTACTTCATATTTTTTAAATAATTCTAAAATATTTTCTTTAGTTATAAATTCTAATTGTAAGTTTTTAAAAGTATTATAATAAGTTCCATCCATCATCAAACCATTCCACCCATAATTTTCATATAATACCCTTGTATTACACTCCTCACCACTTTCAACTCCAAATTCAACATACTTTTTGTTTGTGGGGTCATTATATAACAATTCAATTAACTTCATAGTAATACCATCTTCACCATTTTGACTATATACTTTTTTAGCATATTTTTGAAGTGACATTGTATTCATTTTTTTCCTTATAGTAGATACACTACAAGAGTCAATATTTTTTAACTCTAAAGCACTTAAATGCCCATCTAACCAATCAAAAAACTTTTCTTTATTCATAATCCTAAATACTTTTTATATTTACTATCCATTTTATCATAGTACTTTGTGTTTTTCATACTTTTATGTGCATAATATATGTCCTTTTTATCGTTTATCAAAACCATAAAACAAGGAGCTAATGATCTAGCATTAAATCCATCTACTTCTAAATTATCATTGGGATTTATGCATAATGCCTTCCAATTACCTAAATCTAATGCTTTTAATATGTTATTTAGAAATTTTTGATATTTTTTAGTGTCTTTTTCACTTAAATCAATATCATTTATAAAAACTGCTGAATTCTTACCAGATTTTACAAAATTATGCATACAAATTATAAAATCATTATTACTATTTAAAGTATCTATGTAAATTTGGTCATCTTCACGTTCTTTTTTAGCAAAAGGGCAAGTAGGCATACCATTATATTCATCTCTAGGTACTTCTAACACATATTTAATATAATCTAATACTTTATCTTTCATTTAATGCTTTTATAATCAAATCTCTTAATTGTTTTCTAACAATAGAATTGTGAATCCATCTATTTAACATTGCATCTATTTCTTCCATTAACAATCTCTTTCTTTTTCGTAAATATGTTTTACTGTAGGAAACCTTAATGAAATGCCCCCTTTATCATTTTTTGTCTCTTCAAAATACTGAACAGTAATTAATTTACCAACAATTGAACCATCCATATATTCTAAACGTTGATCCTGAGTGAATCCACTGCCAACTTTTACAATATGGCCTTTATGTTCAATCCATACTTGTGATAACATAGTCATTGATTCTGACTTACCATCTCTAACCACTTCATGTGTATCAATATCCCAACCTAATACTTCATACTCAGCGTCGAAGAATTTCTTAACTTTAACTAAATTTTTAGTACGTTTACCTTCATAACCTACATTTTTACGTAACATAAATCCTTCCCAACCGTTTTCAGCTGACATTTTATTCCATGTTTCAAAATGGTCGTCACCTGTTATTTGAAATTGATCTAAATAACGTAAAATATTATTATCAATAAATCTACCATTAAACCATCCTCTTAATGTTTGAAGCCTTAAATTTAAAGGAGTATCACCTTTACCATTATCAAACTCCCAATTATTTAACATATCAAACATTAAAAATATTGGATTTTCAATTTGATGATCTTTACGTCTAAGTTCTTTCATTATACCTTGAAAATCCTCATTACCATTATCATCCATCAAACAAATTTCACCATCAAATGTAACATTTATAATACCGGTTTTTTCAATGGCTTCTTTTACCTTATTTAGAGTAGTAAATTCTTTACCAGTTCTACTAAATAATGTACATTTACCTTCTGAGTCAACTCGAGCTAAACAACGAACACCATCTAACTTTCTAGAAGCATACCACTCATCATTCCAATCACATTTACCCTTATATTCTTGAGCTAATGTTACATTAAATTCTGGAATTAAATTAGAAACAGCTTTATTAATTACTTTAGCTCCACATCTAATCTTAAGATCTTTATCAATGATGTTGTAAATAATCTCTTTATACTCTTGATTAGCATTAGCCATAATAAAACCATTTACAGCAGCAATTGCATCATGACCTGTTTTATTTCTACTACTTAAGTCATTTAACAATTCAAATATAGTTTGATAAGTATTATACTTCATCAACCCCGAATTTTTCTTACACGTTTTACTTGTAACGTAATATTGTTTGTAGGGGTTATATGTAGCTTCAAGTACCTCATGTATAAACGCATTACTTTGCGCTATAATCGCAACTTTATCGTTGCTACTCGACGTAGATCTCATTTTATCTACAAATTTTTTAACTTCAATCATTAGCAAGGTGTATTAAGTGGATCCAATAGAAATTCATCCATTTCACCTGATTTTTCCATTCCTTCCCAACATTTGATATTTAGGAATTTATTTTCCTCTTGATAAAAAATCTCATCATGACACTGAGGGTCCCAACCAATACAAAAATCGGCTTCTTCCTTAGTTAGATAGAGTTTAGTGTTAATTAGTTTCTCGAACTTCTCGTTCTTTTGCATTTCTTCATAAATGAATTCATTCATAACCTTTATTAATTTTAATTAGTATTTGTGCTTTCTGCACCTTATTTATACGTAAATATACGAAAGCTTTCTTGGGAAGCCAAATTTTTACGCATTTTTCTTCAACATATCTTTAATGTATCCCCTCTGATTTTGCGTTTTACTAATTTCAGTCACTTCATTCCAAAACCATTTCTTTATAAATTTCCTCCAAATCCAACTTCTCATTTATATACTTTCATTTGTGATATTTCATTAATTACTTTATTAACAGTTGTTGATGTTTTAGTAATTGACTTACTGTTTTGCGTAATTTGCTGCTGCAGGGGCTTTATATGATCAGTTTTAGGAGCAGACCACTGCTTCCAATCAAGCCAAAACCCAATAGCTACTAAAACATTCATCCCAAGCGAAGCAAAAAGGATTTTTACGTCATCATAAATACCCATATTCACCGATAGATGAAAGTGACCAACCATCCAAAATGGAATAGCTAGCTGTTGACTTATCCAAATTAATACAAATTTAATAAACTTCATCGTCTTCTTTTAACCCCCTAAATTTCTTTAGAGTTTTTTGTTTTTTATTTTTCTTCTCTTCTATTTCAAGAGCAAGCCCACAACTATTACACTCATATAATCCAGTGTCCCAATTCATACTAAATTCTTCATGTCCACAGGCTAAGCAAGGATGAAATGGATTCATTTCATCATCATACTCATTGTACTTAATTTTACTCATCGTCTTCAATAATTTCCACTTCGGGAATAGTTTGACACATTAAAAAGTGGGTTTGTGTTCTCAAAACGTGATCACACCCAAGGTAATCTCTCCATGCTTGTAAAAGCTCCATATTTAATTTATTTTTTCCTTTTTGATGAAACATATGGGTAGGCGTCTCACGCTTAACCACATAGGCTTGGTCATTTACATATTTTAAGTAATCTGTTATCATTGTATATACGTATTAACTGGATATTATTTGTAGAAAAGCTTTTTAGCTTCTTTTTCCTCGTTTTGTTTTATATTCTTTTATTACGGTTTTACCCTCTTTTTTATTTTTTTCTGCTACTATTTGTCTATAAATGGGACTATTCCATTCACAACCTCTATATTCTCGCTTTTTCATATGCTTCTTCTAATGTTATACCTTCACTTTCAGGTTTAAATCCAACCACAATACCATCTTTAACAGATAATTCATCTTTGGATGACTCAAACCAACAATTAGGATGATAGTGAGACCACCATCCATTTTCTAGTAAGTATTGTTTTTTATTTATTTCCAAAGTACTTGAATGCAAATTAAAAGTAAGGCTAAACATAAACTTACTGCTGTTTTTGGAGTTACCCCTTCATTAAAATAATAACTAACTCCAATAGCATAAATAATCATACCAACACCAAATCCTATAAATCTAGCAGGCCAAAGCATACCACCAAACCCACTAACAGTATATTTAGTCCCCCAAATATAAAAAAACGATAAAATAATTCCTGCTGCTGCTACTAGGATTTCATTTTTTCTAAACCAATCCATTTTTAAAAATTGACCATTCAATTGAAAAAATGTTAGAACATGAGCTATAAAAAACATAGCTACACCAATTAATAAGTCTTTAACAATCATATTTTTACCTTTTTGTATTTCACCAATATACGAAATATTATTAAATTATCCACACTTAAAATAAAAAAGGCGCCGATTAAGGCGCCTTTCTTTCTATCATGATAATTCAACCTTAACTTACTTCTTATCAATAAAGAATTTAGCTAAAATTACTAGTGCTACTAGACCTACAAACCCACCTTCACCGAAGCTAGCTACTAGAGCTGTTAGATTTGCAACTACATCCATACCGAATATAGTTTGTCCTGTTAACACATTCCAAAGGATTGCTACAGGTACAACTGCCATCATAATTGATAACAACCCACCAAAGAATCCAGTTACATATTTAATTACATTTTCCATTTTAATTTAATTTAAGTTAAACAATATTAAAACTTCAACCCAAACCCTAACTGTAAGTTAGTAGTTTTAGCTGATGTATCATATACAACTTTTGGATCAAGGAATACTCCTTTATGGATAGAAAACATTCTACCTACCCCAAGTTTCATACCATCTGTGTCTAGTCCGTCTGTAGCTACATAAGCAAAATATCCTTTGTAGAAATATCTTGCATGTAGATCTAAACTTACATCCTCAGAAGAATCTGCTTGAGAGATGTTTGCACCTAACATAAGGTCATCTGTTATAGCATATCCTACTGTAGGACTTAAAGACCATTCAGTCCATGATACATTTGCAATGTCACCAGTACCAACGTACCAATCACCTTTTGCATTTTGCACTCCTTGTGCGTTAGCTCCAACTGCAATTAGCAGTCCTAAAGCTAGAGTTAAAATCATTTTTTTCATTTTTTTGATTTTGGTTAATAATTTAATTTAATTTGAAAACGTAGTGGCCAACTACTTTGGATAACTTATCGTAGCCGACAATACATTTTTCAAATGTCGAACGGGAACGATAATAAATTTGACCATTGGATCCAACCTAAGATAACAGGTTGTTTAAGAATCCATTTTATCTGCTACATAATTTTCGAAATCTTCAACATAATCGTCCATTTCATAATCTATGTAGTCATCACCTCTGCCTTGAGCAAAGTCTCTTTTAAGAGAATCCATATAAGCATCTAAACCAAAGTTTACAAACTGCTTACCTTGAAGATCTTCTCCTGTTGTTTCTTTTTCTATATATTTTTCTATGACATCAAAATCTACTTTTTTACCTTCTGATAGAAATTGTGCCCATTTTGCTTCATAACCTTCTTTCATAATATCTTCTTCTTTATTTTCATCTATTGACATAAAAGTTTTACCACCATCATCTAATTTATCTTCTAATGCTTTAGCCATGTTAGCTATTCCAGCATTTTTGACTGAGTGCCACTTACCATCAAACCAAACATATCCATAATCACCTCCGTACTCATCTACTTTTTCTCCTATTGCAATACCTGCTTCATAAGGATCACCGTCAAGTACTTTGTAATCTGGTTCTTCATTATATTTTGATTCTATTGAACCATCTTCTATATCTATTGAAGAAATATAACCTGTGCTAGCAACTCTTTCAGCTGCTTCTCTGTCATTAAAATATTTATCTAGTGCTTTACCTAAATATTCAGGATATCCATCATAATGATTATAAGTAGAGACAAATTGTCTATCATCATCAATAAATCCTATAAGTGCTCTTGTTGCCATTATCTTATTCTTTTATTATACATATTAAAGATTATATTCCTGTTTATATTTTTCAATAAAATTTTCACCAACCGATAAATGTAATATTTCAGCTTTTTCAGGAACTCCTGGGAGTTTGGCGCAAGAATTAACGAAATCTACGTTTGTATTTCTATAAACTTTCATTTTAGTTTTGGCATTACTTCTATTAGATGTTTTAAAAACTAACACAACTGGTAGATTATTATACTTTCTACCCTTTTCAATTTTAATTTTAGGTGGTTTAAATCCCCTAGGATGTTTGACTTCTACCTTATAAGGTCCATTAGGTGCTTTATCTAAATCAAAATACCAAATTGATGTTTCACCTAATTCAGGTTTTGTAGGAACTTCATGAAAAGTTAATTCATATTTTCTCCTTATTTCGGTTTGTTCAGATGGTCTACCTCTACTCATTTTAAAATAATTTAATTAGATAATAAATAACATAACATATAGAAATTAAACCTAACATACCCCATGAAATACCTGCTCCCTTAGATGATGATTCATATTGTTTTCTAGTTCTACCTTGTCTATATTTATTATCTTCTTCTATATCAGTTAAAAATTCTTTATTATTTTTCATTTCTCATTTGTTTTATATGTTTACAATTACCAAACGATCTCCAAGAACCAGGACAATCACAAAAATATTTTCCTGAATCTGGGTAGAATTTAGTTGTATAAATAGCATCACTACTACCACTGTTAAAAGTTTTAACAACTGTTTTACTTCTTTTTACTTTTGGTTTTGGTTTAACCCATTGAATATCCTTTAGAGTAGTATTTGGATCTACTTCTTTCCATGTTGGTACAATATATTTTTTACCATTTAATACTACTAATGAAGGAGGAATTATTTCATGTTTATGTTCATATTTAAACATTTGAACATTAACAAATGAACCTAATCCCTTAGGATTAAAACCAAATGCTTTACCATCAGGTCTATAGATAATTCTAGACCTAGTATTTCCGTGTTTATTTAAATTTGTAAATTTCCAGAGTGCCATATGTGTTACCTTTATTTATACCTAAATATACGAACCCTTTCTTGCTTCTCCAAATATTTTAGCGGGGATTTCTACCAGATTTTTTGTTACTACGCGTAGTTCTTGAATTATTATTTATAACAGGTCTACTGTTATTAATTGGTCTACTATTGTTTATAATAGGTCTACTATTGTTTATAACGGGTCTATTATATACTGGTTTAGTATTATTGTAATTTGGTTTGTTATTATTTCTAATAATAGGTTTAGTATTATTCTGTATAGGTTTATTTATAATTACTGGAGTAGTGTTATTAACTCTTGGTCTAGTTGATGATATTATTGAGGATTGTGCTATTTTATTTTTTATACTCATAGTATTACCTCTTCTACTTGAATTATAAACAACATTATAACCTTGATTATTAAAGGGCCCATTATACCAAGACCACTGATTGTGTTGGTATGGTCTCCAAGGTCTCATGTACCAATCCCAATAATTCCAAGGTCTATTAAAAGAATAGTAAGGATTGTAAAAAGAATAATAATTACCAAAATCCATCCACAATGGTCTATTCCCCCAATAACCATAAGTTCTACCCCGATACCAATCAGAATGTCTATAAAAGTCTGTTTTAAAGTCTAACGTAATAGTGTTAAAGTCTAAAATTGAAAATACTGTAGTTCCATTTTTTATATCTTCTAAATAAACTACATCAGTTTCACAACATTTGTCTACTGGTGCTAATTGATAAGAAGCACATCCAGAAAGGAGTACTAATAATACTAGAATTTTTTTCATATATTTTTTATACTAGCGGAGTTCCTAGCATTATTTTTTGATGCCTTTGACCAGCAATACTCCTTGTATATGAACCATCATCGTTCATAGTAATATCTTTACCAGCTAATGCTTTCTCAATAGTAGCTTCGTCAGTTACCTGAGGTACACCTGCTTTAAGTAAGATATCTTTTATTTTTCCTGATACTTCAACATAAAAACCTGGTTTCTTTAATCTATCTATTTTATGTGTAATAACAGCTCTTTTAGCTTGACTAGAACCATCATGCCCTGTAGCAACAAACTTTTCACCAGCAGCTTTACGTTTAGATACGTTAACTGCATCAATATCTCCATCATCATCTAAGTCAATCACTTCATACTCAGCACCTCTGCCTGATTCTTTATCTACATCTCCAACATTTTTAAAATTACTATGACCTCCTATATAGGCATAAGCAGATTTAATTAACTCTATAATATCATCAGCTTCATCTGATGCTTCTCCTGAAGTTAATTTATCCCAATCTCCTTCTAAAATTGATTCTTTTAAATATTGATTTTTAAAATATTTATGTAAACTAAAATTCATTTATTTAATTATTTTGTTATACATATCGCAAAACACACTAAGTGGTACTCTATGTCCCATTTTTTTAATATGTTTTACATCCCAATTTACATAACTATTTTTTATATTATCTTTAAGATAATCTAATGTTTTTTGACCATTAATAAGTGTATCTTCTTCTCCAATAACCACTGTAAATTTATCAGGAATGTGTTGTTTTACAAAATCTGGGTAATTTGGTTCAATTGTTCTGCTATGTAAAGCAGGATTAAAAGCTAATACTGGGATCTTGTAAAGAGCTCCTAATATAAATGCTGTGTAACCCCCCATACTAGAACCAATAATATAATCAGGTTTAAATTCATTAACCGTTTTAACAAGAAAATCAAAAATATCATGTCTTGTATAATCCATTTCTGGGGCATGGACAAAACATTGAGTTGTTAAAAAATCAACCTTTGGACCACCTTGTGGGCTTTCTAAACCATGCAGATATAATATTTTGTTTTTTCTCATCATTTACGTCGTAAATATACGAAAAAAAGCTTGGAAATCCAAGCCTTTTCGCATAAATCTTTGTGTAAATTTTACCAAGCTAACCCTTTAACAGTACCATTTAGGGGATTATTATTTAAATGATTTTCCATTGATAATTCAATAGCAGATTTATCTACATGGGTATCAACCCAACCTAAAACATCTGCTTCTGTTAAAGAATCCCAACTAATAAAACCTTCATCTGATGCTGAGCCTGTTACTAAAAACTCATCATTATAAGACTTAGCTCTAGTATTGCCCTCTATTGTTGTTAATTTCCATAAGACTTTAGTAACAACTCCGGTTGATGCCTCACGTTCTAAATCCCTGATTGAATAAGTATGTGTCATAATTTATTTTAATTTAATTTATCTTTATTTTGTTTGATTTCTCTATGAAATTTTTCTTTTAATAATTGAGTGTCTAAACTTAAAAATAAACACATTCTCTTTAACTGTTCTGGGTTTGATTCTGCCATTAATGTTAAATATTCATCATCAAAAGTGTCAAATATATCAGTAAAACTTAAATCTTGGAACATATTCATTGTTTTATCTTTTACCATTACCTTCCTTGTCCCTTATATAGTTTTTTATAATTTTTACTTTTTTTCATTTTTGATGTTTTACACTTAGCATGAACACCCGGTCTTTTTTTCTGCTTTTTTTTAGTGTAGTTAGAAGCAATTAATCTAGCCATTTATTCGAATTTTTCTTTTAAGTTATTAATTTCAATTATATGTTGTAACGATGATACATATGATGAAGCTTCTGCATATTGCCTATCTAATAACTTATATAATTGTTTTTCTGTTTTACATTTATAAGCATATGTAGAATACCATAAAGCATAATCCATCATTGACTCTTCCCAATTATTATAATAAGCATGTCCATATTGAGTACCTACAGCTAAATTAAGTCTAACACGTGCTTCTTTCATTCCAAATAAATTAAAATTTTCTTTAAATATTTTAGATTCATAATGACCTGTTTCTAGAATAGATTGAGCTAAAACAATATGAGGAAATTTGAAATTTAATTTACTAATTTCATTAATTAATTTTTCTTCACTAAATTCATTTAATTCGTTTATAATTAATATTTTTTCTGTTTCTGTAAAATATTCAGGTTCTTTAGGAAGGTTGGTTAATCCTAAAAATAAAAATATTGATAAAAATCCTATTGCAAATTTTAAAAATATAATTGGTAAATTTACTGATTCATATTTTAATCTATTATTGTTGTATTTGTAAAGTTTCATATTTTATCCTTTTAAATAATTAATTGCTTTTTGTATACCTGAACATGCTTCATATTCTTCATGGTATATAAAAGTTTTTAGATTTTCTTCTAAAGTTTGAATAAAGTCCTCTCTATGTACTGTTATATCAACTATAGAATCTTCATTTTTTAAATAAACTTCTAATACATGAATATTTTTCCTTTTTCCTACTAAATTTTCTAAAATTCCCTCTACTATTGCTCTAGAAATTCTAATATCCTTATCTTCTAGTAATTGAGTAAATTCTTCACTATCTTTTACTTTTATTGTTTTAGCCATATTAAAAATTTTTTAAAAAGTCTCCTTTAATATTTTTATCTTTTAATCTACTATTTTTTTCTTCATCTTTAAGAATTTTTGTAGCCAATTTTTCTAAATGTTTTGACTTTATCTTATCATAATCATTTATAATTTGATCATGTTTTTTTCTTTTAATATTTCTTATTTTCTTTGCCATTATGTATAGGATATTATATCTAAACCATCATCTTCTTTTTTTTCAAGCCCTAATTCAATTAATCTTTGTCTTTGGTAATCATCTAATTCCCATTCAACATCTCCTTGATTTATAGGTTTATGATCTTCTATACCTTTTACTTGTTTATCTGAAAAAATATCTCCTACTGTAAGGAAATAATGGTTATAACAAAGTAATTCTATATTTTCTTTTCTATAATTTTTTTTATTCCCATCTTTAAAATGAAGAAGTAAAGGCATTTTATAATCTAAAACTCTGCGTTCTTTAAACCCACATGAACCACATTCTTCTAACAAATATCCTTCAGTTATAAGTCTATATTTAAGCTTATCTGGTGAGAATGAAGAAGCATCTACTCTACCTTCAATTATATCAATTAATGCTGGTTCTTTTCCTGTACTTTTTAAAAATTTAGGAATACCTTTTCCAGACTGATTTTTATGTTGTTCAAATAAGTTATCGTGGGTATCACTTTCATATATTTTAGCCCATCTTTTATAATGCACATAAGATACATTCAAATACCTGGCAGCTGCTCTATTTGATTTTGTTTTATTCATAGCTGCCATTATTAATTCCTTATTTAAAGGTTTTGCTTTTGGCATACTAATCTTCTTTATTAAATGATTTTATTGTTTTTGAGGATAATTCTTCTGTTTTTTCATAAGATTTATATTGTTCAGGAGTTAATATTTGAATATCATTCCATGTATGATCCCCACTTCCATTAATTGTAGATACAGCTCTATAAGCTCCAGTTGTTGAACAATTTACACAAACTTTATAACCAAATTTAGTTAGTCTTAACTCGGGCATAGGTTCACCACAAGCTATACAAGGTATCATTTTTAGTTTATCTTTTGTCATATTCATAATTATACGTAACCTTTAAAATTTCACGTAAATATACAAAAATGTTTTGGGATATCCAAATTTAGTTTGGAAATCTATGTTTTACAAATGAAAATAGATCTTTTGCAGTTAACAATGAAAATTGTTTTCCTTTTTCATCTTCAAAAGGGACAACTTTTCCATCTGGATTGAATCTATCTAAAATATACCACATAATCATATCAAAAGCATCATTTCCATATGCTATTTTTAATAAAGCTTCAATAACAACCCATAGTTCATTCTTTGATTTTGTCAAATCTATACCTGATAATTCAAATAAAGCTTCATCATCTTTATGAGCTGTATCTAATTTATTTACTATTAAACAAAATACATTTTCTTCTTGATCTTGATTAGCTAAAGTATCTTTTAAAATAATGTTTGATCCTAAAATATCCTCAAATAGTTTTTTTAAATCATCTTTTCCTTCAAATTCAAAATCTTGACTCATGCTTCTTTTACTTCAAATATTTTTAAAAAGTCTTTTAATTTTAATTGTTTCATTTGAGATGCTAATATTTCAGCTTCATATTTACTATCTGCTTTTACATAACCAATAGCATCTTTTGAGTTTTTAGTTGTAAATTTATATTTCATATTTATTTATAATACTTCTTATTAATGAACATTTTTCGTAATTCTCTTCTAAGATATAAAATTTTATTAAATTATTGAGAACATTTTTATAGTTATTTCTTTCTATTTCTACTACTATTGATAAATTAAATATATTAAATAGTTCAACCTTATCCAATTTATTTTTCAAAGCCATCTCTATGGTTTTAAAACTATCTTCTAAGATGAAAGATACAAATTCTTCTTTTGAAGATAATGTTTTTAAATCTTCACTATCATTATATATAATTTCAATACCTGTGGTTTCTCTTTCTTTGACTAATTTATCTTTTTCCATTGGTATAGTTTTTGGGGTGTACATTTATAAATATTAAATTACCTCTACTTCTATATCAACATTTCCTAATCCCCACTCTTTTGTATTATTAGTTTTTGAGAAAGTTTCAACCCATTTCCAAGGATCATTATAAGCTTTGTTATCCCCTTTGTAAGGGCCTTCATTATTGTTATCTAACATTCTTGTACCATCTTCTTTGGTATAATAAGCTCCATGTTCCATGTGATATAATGCAGGTTCATATAATACTTCTAATTTATAATCATTTAATACTGCTTTTTTCTGAATATTAGTATCTACATAACAGGCATAAATCATTTCTTCTTCAAATCCTTTAATTTTATTCCAAACATCTCTATGTGCTATTTGAAAATCTCCACAACAATTTATTAAACTATAATCATCATTAGGTGATACTTTTGCAGGAAAATGTCTAGCTGGAATTGTTGAAAGGGATTCTCTTAATTTAGTTATTTTAGTATTATATACTATATCTTTAGGAGCTTCTCTTCTAGAAATGGTATAAAAAGTATTTTTATCTAAAGTTTTAATTAAAGATTTTAATTCTTTTCTTGTAGGAGGGATAATATCAATATTAGTAGAAATAATCCAATCAGCATCACTTCTTTTAATAGCAATATTTCTACTTAAAGCTTCATTACATTTTTGAGCATTAGGATCCATAATAATTTGGTTAACTATATTAGAAGGGATACAAAAATGTTTTATTTTGCCTTTAGATGGAATTTTATTTTCAATCTCCCATAAAAAAGAACCATTTGATGAATTCCAATCTACATAATTAACTTCATCAAAAGTTTCACTCATAAATTTAAAATGAAGTATTCCTCTTTCTAAATCTTTATAACCGTCATTTCTATTTACTACTACTGATGCTATTTTCATAATATTCTATTGTTTTTTCTAAGCCAAGTTTAAGGGGAGTGAAATTGAATCCTTTTAAATGGGTATTAATTAATTTTTTACTAGGAGAACCTACAAAAGCATTTGTATCCCATTTAATTAAATCAAAATCATAATCTATTATATCACAAATAGTTTGTGCATATTCTTTAAGTGTGTAAGTACTCCCAGAAGATAGATTAAACATTTTTGGGGCTTCAGGATTATTCATACAAGCCATAATAATATTAATAGCATCGTCAATGTAAATTAATTCTCTTTCCTGTGTGCCATCTCCCCAAAGAACAACTTCTTCACCTCCATTTTTAGCATTAACTATTTTTCGAATTAAATCAAATATAAAATGTTTATCTTTTAAATCATAATTAGGTCCATAAAACACTGATGGTATCATGTAGTTAGAGTCCATTTGAAATTCTTTTGATAATGCTTTTAATCCTACTAATAAATTACGTTTTATCATTCCATATACTTCATAACCTTTTTCAGGTTCACCTACTAAATAGTTATCTTCGGTTTTAATAACATCATTATTATAACCACAAGAAGATCCAAAGGTAATCATAGTAGCTCTTTGTTGATATTGTGCCCAATAAGCTAACATATCAGAATTAATACTATTATTTACTATCCACTGTTCACCTGGGTGGTTTTGACAATATCCACCTGCTGCTGTTTTAACAGCTAAATGAATTATTACATCAATGGTATCTCTTTGACAATACCACATCTTTGTAAAATTAGAAGAATTAAAACTAAGTATTTCGTGGTCTTCTTTTTCTAATGCCTTAATTAAATGTTTACCTACAAATCCTGTAGATCCTGTTACTAGTATTTTCATTTTTAATTTTTTAGTAATAAAATATAAAAAGAATCATTTAAATCCCTAACTTTATTGTTAAAAGGATATTGATATAATTCTAAATTAGTTTCTTTTAGAATATCTGGGAAATTTTTATACCAAGTAGCTTCATTCCAAACAGTTTGATGTAAAGAGTGACCCTTTATAACTTCTTCTCTAGTAGAAATAGAACCACAAAAAAATCCTCCACTATTTAAATTATCATTAATGTATTTAAAAAATGGTTTTTGATCTTCAGGTTTAATGTGTTCTATAACTTCCCAAGCTGTAATAATATCAAAATTTAATTTTATATCATTTTCAAATAATTCATACTTTTTTGTAACATCACAAGTAAATAAATTTTTATTATAATATTTAGGCCAATTAGCTCTTCCATTTATTACACTATAATCACTTCCCTCTAATCCTACACCTAAATGTCCCCTATTAATATAATCTATTACAAGTTGACCACCTGAGCACCCCAAATCTAAAAAATTTATTTTATCTTTTCCTTTTTGGGAATGAAAATTTAATGTTTCATCTATAAATCCTTTACTTGTAAAATTATCTCTTTTTGTACCCCAAGGACAAATATGATCAGGGGAGTCATATGCTATAGGATAGTTTGTATCTAATGTTATCATAAATTTGTATATTTTTTATTATTATCTGTAATAATCATTTTATATGCTGATAGTAACTCATCAATACCATCTTCAATAGTATATTGTGGTTTCCATCCTGTGTTTTCTAATTTATCATTAGATACTATATAGTTTCTATTATCTTTGTCAGTTGAAAATTCATTTTCAATAATTACTAAACTTGGAAAATAATTCTTAATAGTTTCTGCTAATTCCCTTTTATTTAAATTAGCATCTGATAATCCTACATTAAATACTTCACCATTTAATGCATCATAATTTTTAATGCAATGTAAAAAAGTATATGCTATATCTCTTACGTGTATATAATTTCGTTTAAAATGTGATTGAAATAAAACTAAACAACCTTCAGTCATTGTTTTATAGACAAAATCATTTACCAATAAATCAGTACGCATTCTAGGAGATGATCCAAATACTGTAGCTAATCTTAAACAAATACCATTACCCCACTCCATTATATACTCTTCTGCTTTACATTTAGTAATAGCATAATGTGATAAAGGATTAAATGGGGATTCTTCAGTAATTATACTATCTGAACTTCCATATTGACTGTTTGTGTTAGGCATTAATAGTTTTTGAGATGGTCTTAGCTTATCTACTATATATTGAATTTGCTCATAATTAATAGCTGTTGCTAGTTCTTTATTTGCGTCACATGCTGGGGCTCCTACTATAGCAGCTAAAGGGATAATTATGTCATGATTAACAATTTGTGGTAAAAATTCCTTTTTATTAGTAACATCCCCTTTAATAAAATTAAAATTTTTATTATCACATAAATGTAATAACGATGTTTGTTTATACATTAAATTATCAAATACAGTTACAATATAACCTTCATCTAATAAAACTTCAGCTAATACTGATCCTAAATAACCAGCTCCTCCTGTTATTAATACGTTTTCTTTCATAGTAGTTTTACATTTTTATCACGTGAAGATAATATAGGGTTATCAATAGGCCAAGGAATATTTATTTTTGGATCATTCCATTTGACTGTAAATTGTTCTTTGGCTCCTCCATATAATGTTGACTGTTTGTAACTAAATATCCCAAAATCACTCATTACTAAGTGACCATTAGCATATCCTGGTGGAACTAATATTTGTTGTCTATTTTTATCATTTATCGTAAATAACTCCCATTCCAAATATGTTGCACTATCATAATTCATATCAACAACTACTTGTAATAGAGAACCATAAATACATGATACTAGTTTCCATGTTTTATTATCACCATGTAAACCCCTTAATGTATGTTTAGTAGATGTACTAATATCATCTTGTTTAAAAATTATTTCATTCCCTGATCCTTTAGGATTAAAAACCTTATAATTTTCAATATTCCATGTTTCGACATATTCACCTCTATAATCATAAAATATATCTGGTTGGATAATTGCTAATCCTAATTTTTTACTATATTCGTATTTCATAATTCTCTATTATTAATTTTTGCTGTTCCTTTTTTCTGAACTATCTGTGTTGCACATTTGTTTGCAAATTTAATGGCATCTGCTATGTTATTTCCATTTATATAAGCGTATACTAAACCAGCTAAAAATGTATCACCAGCTCCGCTAGTATCTCTAACATCAACTTTATCTACGGGATACATTATTCCATTATATTCAGCCCCACTAGATCCTCTAGTAATAATCATTTTTTCAATTAGATTTATTGAATGGTTATCTAAATTGTAGTTATATTCTACATCATTAATTTTTATAAATCCTATATTTTCAGCCCAAGAATTCAATAATTTTTTAGTATCTAAAAAAGTATTTATATGTTGATGAGAAATGTAAGCTATTTCATCTTCTGTAAGAAATCCTTTGCAATAATCACTTATAACAACAGCATCATATTTATTCCATTCAATATTTTCTAGCGTTTTTTTAGCTATAGGAAATATATCATCTTCACCTTCATCAATCCTAATAAACATATGGTTTGTTCTTTCATCAACATACCTTGTTTTTTTAATTTGATTAGCATTTGAAATTAAATCTACATCAGCTCCTAATGCTCTTAAATTATCAGCTACGTTACCAGCCATACCTTCAGTTGAAACATATGATTCAGGTTTTAGAATGGGTACAGGTGCGTCTGGGCAGAATCTATTCGTTGTACAATAAATGTATTCATCTACACAACTATCTCCTATTACTAATATTTTTACCATGATATTTCCCAGTCTTTAAATTCAGCTGCTATACAATCAACTTTATAATCTTTTCTTCCTCCTTCGTTTTCTTGTATTTTATTTTTTGCAGTATTTCTTATCCCATTTAATCCATGTGTTAGTCCTAAATTACCATCTCCTGTTCCTGCTCTATATTTAGTTTCATTATGCCATATATGAAGATTCATTTGAGAAAGAACTACAATTGCTCTAACATCTTCTCCTGTTAGTGTAATTTTTTCATTATTAATTATTTCCCCTATATCATGAGTTATTTCTGCTATTTCTTTAGCATATTCTTCTTTATGCTCAGTAATGAAAACTTCTTTTAATTGAACAATAGATAATCGATCTATTAATTCTGATAGTGTTGGTAAATATTTTCTATTCATATTATATGTTTCTAAAACGTCTTTTATCGGACCATTTTACTTTTTTAGATTGACCCAACATTGCTAATTTACTAATTTTACTATTAAGCTCATTTCGGGTTTCATTAGTATGAGGGTTACCATTATTTTGATTATTTTTCATTATTTAATATTTTGTGGAGAATATCGGAGTCGAACCGATGACCTCTTCGGTGCAAGCGAAGCGCTCTAGCCATCTGAGCTAATTCCCCTATTGGTTATATTATTAAGTTCTATAATTGAGTCTAAAAATCGTTCTAACCTTTCAAAAAAGAAACCATTATTAAGTGCTAATATATAATTTTCTTCTACAGCTTCCAACTTATTTTTATAATCTTTTTCTGTTAAATTATTTAAAATATCTATTAGATCTTCTTCATTTTCAAATGTAATTATTCCATCTTTATTAAAGTAATCTCCTATATTAGGTGCACCCCAATATATAGGAATAGTTTTAGTAGCAAAGCAATCTACTATTTTATCTGTATAATAATTTAAATTTCTTGAATTTTCTACAGCTATGTGAAACATTGAATTTCTATTCCAAACTTCTTTTTTTCCCTCTCCTTCAATAGGTGTTCCTTTTGTAGTTATAACTTCACAACCTGGGTCTCTATAACCCGGTCTATTTCCTGTTTCATAATTAAAATCACTTAATACCTTCCAAAACCTTGTAGGAAGATTTATTTCATTTTCTATAGATAATATTTTTTGTCTTAATTTATGCCCCTCAATTAATTTTAACACACCACTTAAAAAAGTTACTTCAAATTTTCTTTCTTTATTTTTATAGAATGAATTTATATATTCCCAGTCTAAATTAGTTTCACCATGAATAAATAATCTTGCGTTATCGCAATTATCTATTACATTTTGACCCCAAGTTAAAATTAAACTATAATTATTATTGAATTTTTGAACTTGAGTGTGGTGCCCAAATAATTGGTCTGGTTCATTCAAAATAAGAATATTTATTGGATTTTCTCCTAACTCTTTCCAATTATCTTTAGTAAAATAGTCATTAAAGATAGTTATAGGAAGATCTTTAAATTTATCTTTACTTAAAATAAATTTTTCATACCTTTCAATGGGTAAGTAATTACTATATACTTTCATAATAATTATTTTGTTTAACTTGTTTTTCTATATCTTTAGGGTGATATAGAGAGAAACGTTCTTCTTGATTCAAATCAGCATAAGTACTATAACCATCTAATACTTCATGAACTTTATTTACCCACTTTATTTTAGGATGGTTCTTCCAAATTCTCCATTGAAAATCAGGCCAATTGACCCAACCTTTTTCATTTACTCTCCACCCCCATTTTCTTTCATATTCTTCAGTTAAACCATGAACAGTATTAATTCTTGGAACTTTTATAACTTCATTTTTAGGATTACTTAAAATAATTTCAGGAAGATATGTAATTAAATCTATATGAGGTATTTCATCTGCATCAATTTGGAATATCCAATCTCCATCACACTTTTCAGTAAGTTTATTTTTCCAATCTGCAAAATGGTTATTAAATTTATCTTTATGCCAACTAAACTCACCATTAATTGATTTTGCTCTTAAAAATTCTTCAACCTTTTCGTCTCCATTTTTTGAATCATATAAAACTACGATTTCATCCCCATATTTTTTGTTTTCTAATAAAAATGGAATTAATCTTTGAATTTCTACAAACTCATCACAGACTGTAATTGCATAACTTATTTTCATATTATAAACTTTGGATATAATATAATAAATTACCTGTTGGGAGCCAACCTAATCTTTTAAGAGCATCATCATTTTCTCTTAATGTTTTTCTATAATTTCCTTTTTGTTCTGGGATGTGTTTACATTCTATGTTAAACTTTTCATAAAACATTTGATATACTTCATTTATGGAATAATTTTCACCATTACCTAATTCCCATGCATCTATATGTTTTTCATTTTTCATCCCAATTCTCCACAAGCCATCTACTATATCTTTTATATAAGTAAAATCTCTTCTTTGCTCTCCGTCTCCTACTATTGTTATTAATTCATTATTTTTAACTTGACGTCTCCATTTTCCTATAACAGCTGCCCAATCTCCTTCTATTATTTCACCGGGACCATAAACATTATAGAATCTAGCTATTTCAATATCCATCCCATATGTTTTTTTATACATTTTACAAGATTCTTCACCCATATGTTTACATGCAGCGTAAGGTGATTGATATGGATTATGCCATTTTGAAGATGAACCAGAATATACAACTTTAGCTCCAATATATCTAGCAAATTCACATACTTTCTGAGTTCCAATAGTATTAACTCTAAATGTATCTTCAGGCTTATTAAAAGAAGGTTGAATTCTAGATAAAGCTGCTAAATGAAAAATTAAATCAAAATCTTTATCCATTAGGTGAATATTTTCTATATCTACATTATGGTAATAACAACCTTCAATTTCATTTTCTTTACACCCAATTTTATAATTATCTAAAGAATGAACAATATGTTTTTCATCTAATAATTTTTTTATAAGAGCAGTTCCTATAAACCCTACCCCACCTGTTACTAATATTTTCATAATGTTAAAATTTTATTAAATACTTTATCTACATCAGGATGACATTCAAATGAGGGTTTATTTTCCAAACATCCTACTAAAGGAGGTACACCTTGAATTGTGTCCCATTCTTTTAAATGGTGTTTCATATTTGAAGTACAAAATAAATCACAACCACCTCCAATAAAGGTATACTTATATTTTTGACTTCCTTTCCTATAAGGTGCTCTAAAATAAGGATCAATTGATGATCCTAATTGAATAATTTCTACATCTGTAGTACCTCCTAAATGTAATATCCCTGAGTCCATAACTACTAAACATTTAGCTTTATCTATTAAACTTCTTATTTTAGGTAAACTTCCCTCAGGATGGTTTAATAGATTTATTCCATATTGGATTTTAATATCCATTACTGGTTTAGATATATTATGAAAACCAGTTTCTGAGCTATTTTTACCAATAGCTACTACTGGTATCCCTTTATTATTTAGTTTATCTATTAATTTTTGATATTTCTTTGTATCCCATGTTCTAGAATCCCAAGTATAAGTTGGATGGATTATAACATAATCTTTAAATCCTATATCCCAATCTTCTTTTATATAAAGGTCAATCTCCATTTCTTTTGGGGTTAATGAAAAACCTAAAGATAAAGCATGAAATTGTCTTATATCAATTTGGGAATGTTTAAATTCTACATCTTTACCATTAATTTTAATCTTTTCCTTAAATGGTGTTGTATAAAAATAATCATATAGGTTATGATCTGATTGGTGAACATATAATGCTTCTAAAACTGAAGGGTGGTCTTTAAATAAAAGTGGATGATAAGTAAATACAGTTATAGGTGTATCATGTGCTTGGTAAAGCTTGTTTATTGTAGGAATAGCAGCTAGTGTATCCCCTAATGCTGGCATATCAATATAGGCAGCTATTTTTTTCATTACTTACTCTTCTTTACCAAATATCCCAATATAATCTAAAGCTTCTACAAAATCATTGTGAGCAAATCTTTTTTCAGTAGTCATATCCATTCTCCATTCATAAAATTCTCCTTCTTTATTAGGTATAGGATATTTTTCTTTATCTTCTTCAGGTATTGGAATAGCCTTTACAGCAGCCCATTCATAATTATCTTGAGAGGGGGTTTCATTTACAACAGCATGATCTTTAGCTACAGAGGCAAAAACCATCCCTTGTTGTGGTAGATTTACTGTTTGAGGCATCCAAATCATTCCCTCTTCATCTTCTCCAAGTAAAGCTTTATATAACTCAGGAAGAATTTCCATTTGTTCTTCAAAAAACTTTTCTCCTTTTTTCATTATAGATGAAGTTTGAAACCCACAACCGTAACAAGAATATAATTCTATACCATTTATTTCTTGCTTATAACAAGCATCTCCCCCACATCTATTACATTTTATTAATTTATCAGTTTCTACCATTTTATACTTTTTTTAGTGTTGGTTTTTTAGGCATTTCAATATTAGCAATTTTTAAATCTAGTTTTTTAGGTAAATCTATTAAATTATTATTAAAAATTTCTTCTATTTTATCTTTCATTTTATTAAATGAAAAATTATTTCTTGAATGCGATCCTTGTTTTTTTGCTTTTTTTATAAATTCTTTATATTCTTCCCAAATAATATTAAAAGAATACCCTATATCTTGTAATTCAGGTCTAAACCATTCAGCTTCAGGTATAATCATATTTTGAACAATTGCTGATTGGTGAATTTTGTCTAATTTACCTCCTACTAATGCTGTATGTTCTTCTTCTAAGAAATCTAAATGTCCTGACCAATTTGAAGCTATAATAGGTTTATCAATAGCACTAAATTCTAATAATGGTCTCCCAAAACCTTCTCCTTTTGTTAAACTAATCATTGCTTTTACTTTAGGATGATTATATAATTCATTTATTTCAGGGTCTGTAAAATTACCATGAAGTACATATATTTTTGGAAGAGTTTTAGCATTTTGGATACCTTCTTTAATTATATTAATTCTTCTAAGTATTTCTGACCTATCCATAATACTTCCATTTACTATACAAGTTTTTAGAATTAAAGCTGGTGTGTTTGTTCTATTTTTAAATAATTCATAAAATGCTTTAATTGTTAAACCTATATTTTTTCTATCCTCACCTAATTCACCTTGCATCCAATGGCCTACAGTTAAATAAGCAAAATTTTCTTTTATAGAATTAATTTCATTATATAAATCGGAATTTGTAAATGTTTTTGTTTTTTTATAAACATCTAAATTTAAACCTTCAAATAAAACTTCAATAGGTTTTTCTAATTTAATAAGATTTTCTTCATTTCCATCTTTATAAAATTGACTATTTTGAAATGTTTTTTTAGAATGATTAGATGATGTAAGAATTAAATCCATTCTATTACAACCTTCAATCCAACTTCCATCTACAATAGTTGTTTCCATTCCGGCTGTTAAACCAATATTATATTGTCCTATAGCTTGAAATTCATTAGGAACTGTAATTTGACACCAATAGTCAGGTTTTGCCATTAATTGTGGGATTATGTGATCATTTAAAAATTCCCATTCTTTATTATTATCAATAAAACCTTCAGCAGTTTTACCCCACCTTTGAGGTAAAATTTGAATATCATATTTATCTAGATCTATTAAGGCTTTTACAAAATCCCTACTTCGTGCACCATATCCACTGTAAGTATCAATTGGACAACTTATAACAAATGTATTTTTCATATTAATATATTAATTTATGGTTTAAAACTTTGTTTGACTTGTTACTATCACTAGTAAAAGAAAAACCTTTTTTAGGTACAAAATTACTTATTGTTTCTTCTATAGCATCTATAAATCTAGTTGCTTGGTGTTCAGAAGTAAATCCAGCCTCATCTCCTAAAGCCCATTCCATACCCTTTTTTCCTCTATCTTCTCTCTCTTTTTTACTCATACTGTATAATTCTTTTATTTTTAATGCTGCGTCTTCAGCACTACACCTATCATCATAGATATAAGGTGTTTTAGGAGAACCTACTAATGATAAGTTTGAAGGGAATACAGGTAAAGCCCATTCTCCACACTCTTTATAAGTTCCTCTATGGTTAGAAGGAATATCAGGTGTTGGTGTATACCAATCTCCATTTTTATCTACAAATCTCATTTGATCTTGCATTCCTCCAGTTACATTAGCTATAAAAGGAGTACCAGTTAACATAGCTTCTGTTAAAGATAATCCCCAACCTTCAGCAGAGGATAATAATATTACTCCATCAGCATTATTGTATAAACAATTCATTTGTTCAATCGAAAGTTTATTAGTTGACATTACAATGTTATGATCATCATCTGGGAATAAAAATCTAATTACTGATGGTAGATCAGTTCCATGTTGATCTATAGGATTAGTATGTAAAACTAATTGACATTGGTTTCTTTCTTTTTTTGGTAAAGTATCTAGAAATAATTTCCAAGCTAATATTGTATCAGGAATACATTTTCTTCTAATATTTCTAGAATTAAATAAAAGTGAAAATTTTATTTTATTTTCTCCATTTAATTCTTTTTTAAAATTTAGTAATTCCTCATCATTACTTTTTAAAATCTTAAACTTTTTATTATTTAATCCGTGAGGAATATATTTAATTGTTTTCCCTTCAACTTTACTCCCTAATACCATTTCATTGATATTTTTTGTTTGTTTAGAAATTCCAAATAAACCATCACATGAATCATAAAAATCTTGATTATACATAGGTGCTGGTAAATCATCCCAAATATTTAAATATGTTATAGGAATTTTAGTTCTAATTTCATCTTCTATTTGAAATAACCACTCAAAATAACGTGGATCTGTTATTAAAAGGATTGCATCTGGTTTTTCTTTTTCTATAACTAGACGAACTAATTTTTCATCCCCATAACCATCACAAGGATATAACAAAACATTAGAATCTTCTAGATCCATTTTTTTATTAGTATCATCACTTAAATCTTGGAGGTTCCCAGTATCAGGATGTTTAATAGCTCCTGCTAATTGAACCCAATTGTATCTATGGGCAGTATGCATTACTATTTCTCTTCCAATTTGAGCAACCCCAGAGTGAACTCTAATATCATCTGTTAGAAGAAGAATTTTTTTTCTTTCTTCTCTTTTAATATAACCTTCCTTCATTTAAAAACTTATTTTATTTATTATTAATTTTTTTCTAAATTAACTTGTGAATTTATTTTTTTTCTAAAATCATCATCTGTTAAATATAAAAAAAGAGATCTATCTGCTAATTTTTGAAAACTAAATTTTCTTTTTACACATTCAATTTTAAAATCTTCAAATAAATCACTTTTTACTTTTACACTTGTAAGTGTCATTTCTTTTTGTGCCATAATCTTTATTTTTTAATGTTATATTTGTCTATACATATATGCAGATTAAAGAGATTTACCAACTGCATTACAAAGTTCTTTATTATCTTTATATGGACAAAATGTACAATTCCATTTACTTGGTTTTGCGTGGAATATACTATCTTTATATGACCCATCCAAGTTAAATGCTTTATTTATAAACTCATCTAAATTTTTAGTTGCTTTGTTTACTTTATTTCTACCAGATGCTGGAGTGAAAGTTTGTATTCTTTTTTGAGGAAATTCTCCATCTAGATATACCTTTCTTCTAACTATAAAAAACTCAATATCAATATTTTCAATAGGTATATTATATTGCTTACTAAAGAAATATTTATAAAGTATTAATTGAAATTGTTTAGACTCATCTTTTTTAGCATATTTACTCCACCCTTTTGTTGATGTTTTTATGTCGATTATTTTAAACGTATTTGTGGGTTCATGGTACATTACGATATCTAAGTAACCCATGTATTTAACGCGGTTAAGACGCAAATTAGGCGCAATAACTATAGGTATTTCACAACCAACTAAATACCATCCTTTTTTACTAAAATGACCCCCTTTTTTCTTTTTGAAATTTTGAAGGATTGCTATACCATCATCATAAAATTCTCTTAATTCTTCAGGTGTGCTAAAATGTTTGCCTTTATTTTTTTTATAATCATTAGCATAACATTCTCTTAATGTTTCTTCAAATAATTCTTCTATATTAATTCTATCAGCCTCAGCTCCACTTTTATCATACATTATATCTAAATAATGTTGTAAAACCTCATGTAAAGCTGTTCCAAAAGTCATATGAATACTTTGCTCACTAATTTTATGACCATCTCTATATTGGAGTGACCATTTTTTAGGACACTGAGTAAACATAGAAAGTTGGGAGTATGAAATATTTTTTTCAACTGCAAAATTAAGAGGTGTAGGTGGATTTTCCCTAATATCCCTTACTATTATAGGTAATTTCTTTTTAGCCAAAATATTATTTTTTCCACTTATTTCTTCCTACTAGCATTCCAATTATTCCATAATTAGCAATATCAATAAATGTATCTTCCATACCTTCTCCCTCAACAAAATTCCTTCCATTAAGAAGAAGATTTTTTAAACGTGAAATTTTATCTGTGAGTCTAATAGCTAAACCTGTTAATGAGAATTTTTTATCATCATTATTGTTTAATATATCACCTCCTAAAGAAATATTATTTAAACCATAATCCATATGCTTACGAGCAAACATTTCATACATTTCATTTTGTATTTGTTTAAACTCATCTGATAATTCTGGGTATTCATGTTCAAATACTTCTATTGGTGATGAATTTAAATCAGGAGTTGATTTTACATTTTTAGCATCCATAATTTCTCTATCACTCATATTTTCATAATATTTTTTAACTATATCACTCATTAAACAACTTTTTTACTGTGAAAATAAATTTTAAGGGTATTAATTCTATCGTCAGCGTCAACTAGCTTAACTAATGCTTCTTCAGCATTTTTGTAAAAATCTTCTGTTGAGTGATCTCCAATACCTGTTGCTTTATTCCCTAACAAATCTAATGACAATAAGGCTTTCGCTTTATCCGCTTCAGCTGATGTCATAAGCATGTTATATAATTCTAAGTTCATATATTTTTTATTAATTTAGTTATTTCTTTTTTTTCGTTTCCTATAGATTTAAGTATTTCTATAATACTTTCTTTCCCTAATATGGGAATGTACGAATTAGCTTCATTAAATCCAATTTTAAAATAATTAGATATAATTTTAGATAATTCTTTTGTATCTTTTTTACTTTTATTTTTTATATATTTATTCCATATTTTCTTTTGGGGTAATATTTCTTTATAAAAATTATAGATACCTTTTTTATCAGTTGGTTGAAATTCTTGAGCAATATTAACTATATTAACATAACTCATATTCATAGATAAAAATCTATGAACCATATAAGAATTCCAGTCATCCCAATCCTTTTGAGAAAATTGGGATGCTGGTGATTTCTTAACAGTGATTTCTTCTAACCAATTAAATACATTCATCCTTAAATTCTTCTTTTAAATCTGGGTGTAACGTAGCTCCTACTATTTTACCTGTGCTTGGTTCGTAAAATACAGGAATAGGCATCATAGCATCTTCATTACCTCCTGATATAAATTTAGATACTTTTCTAAGAATGTATCCTTGTTGGAAAACTTTATTTCCATTTTCATCTTCGAATCCCGTAGTACTTTTTAAGTCTATCTGGGGCTGGTTTAATTGTTCACTCATTTTTTATTGTTTTTGATTATATATTAATAGATTTTGTTTAAATTCTTTATTATTTTCATTCCAGTATTGTGAATGTTGGTGTTGGTTTTTTGCAATTTTTTTTAAATGTGTTGTATGTTCTTCTAATTCAAACCCATATTTACTCCATTCTTTAATTGAAGAATTGGACATTACCTGTCCAAAAAAATATAAATATTTAGCTCCTGGATTTAGGATACTTTCTACTATTTGATGAAAATCTTCATGTGCTTCTTTCCATGTATCAAAATATACTCCATCAAATTTAGGTAAATTTTTATATACATTCTGCCATTTATCAAAAATACACCTTACATTAGGTTTTTTATCCCACCCTTCATCTTTCATTTTTTGAATAACCCCAGGGTGGGCTTCTATTATCCAATGTTCTTTTATATCCTGGGATTGGATGTAATTATCTATAAGACCTAACCCAAATCCTACATTAAGTATTCTACCTCCATCTCTACATATAAGAGATGCAGCATCTTTCATTATAGGTTTTTCCCATTCCATCATAACAGCATTACCATTACTATCTAATAATCTACCATCATTTGTATAAATAATATCATTAATTAAATACCCTTTATGATCAGTAGGTTCAGTTATCCACTTCATTATAAATTAATTAATTGATTCATTAAAGCCATACAATTAATTTCTTTATCAATTCTAAAATTTGATTGGTATGAAAATTGATTTATATGAAAAGCAACCATTCCTTCTTTTCCAGGAGCAAATTTTGACGATTCATCATACAAAGTACGATATAATTCTTCAAAATCTTTTACATTAGCATTTGCTATTATTTGTCTTATTTTTATCCAAGATTTTTGGTTTGATAATTCCTCAACTACTTCTTTAATATAATTAGATGATACTAATGCTGTTGTATCTAGATTTAGTTTATTATCTGTTGTAGATACTTGTATAGTATTAAGCATTTTACGCACATCAGGATAATTATTATCAACAATAATTCTTAAATCTTCTTCAACTGTAGAAATATTTTCTCTTTTAACTACTTTTACTAAATGTTTGAGAATATCTAATTTATTAGGAGGTACTACTTTTAATGTTTGACATCTTGATTGTAAGGGATCAATAATACGTTCTATAAAATTACAAGTTAAAATAAATCTAGTTGTGCGTGAAAATGTTTCAATAACATTACGAAGAGAAGCTTGTGCCTGAATAGTAAGAAAATCGGCTTCATCTAAAATAACTACTTTAAGGGGTTTAAAAGACATTGTACTAGCGAATCCCGATACTTTGTCTCTAATTGTTTCAATACCTCTTTCATCAGAAGCATTAATATAAAGATGATCACATTCAATATTTTTAACAATTAATTTCGCTAATGTAGTTTTACCTGTTCCAGCTGGACCATAAAATATTAAATTTTGAATGTCATTTTGACCAATATAACTAGATATTGATTTTTTAATACTTTCATTACCTACATAATTATTTAAATTTGTAGGACGATATTTTTCTACTAATAATCCATGATCTTTCATAACCTAAATATACAAAATATTTATTAAACTCCCAAACTTAAACACCCTGTCTAAATTCACCATATAAAGAATACATTTTTTCTTCTTTTGGTTTTACTTCTTCTTCAGTAGAATGGATAGCATATAATTTACTCCCCATAGGATCTAACCTATATTCTCCTTGAAATTTTGTTTTATTTAAGTAGGCCTCTAATGTTTCTGTTAGAGTAGGCCATACTTGTTTTTTACTATCACCAACAAGTTCCCACCTGTCTCCAGGTGGTATTCTTGTTGCTATTAGTTCATTATGTTCATTAATTACTGTTTCCATATTACATCCCCATCATTGATGAAGGGTCAATTTGTGGTTGATTGTCATCCTCCTTAGGTTCATTTACTACTATACATTCTGTTAACAATACTGTACCTGCTACTGCAGCCGCATTTTCAAGAGCAACTCTTGTCACTTTAGTAGGATCAATAATCCCAGCTTCTTTCATATTAACAACTTCTGCTTTTTTAAGATCATAACCAGCCCATGTATTATTCCCACCTTCAACTAATTGATATTTACCTAACATTTGGGCTCCAACTGAATCATGACCAGCATTTACTAATATTTGTTCAAAAGGTTTACCACATGCTTTGTAAACAATTCCAGCCCCAATATTACAATTATCAATAGCTTGTCTAGCATATAATAATGCTGTTCCTCCTCCAGGTACAATACCTTCTTCAATTGCTGCTTTTGTAGCATTTAGGGCATCATCTACTCTGTCTTTTTTCTCATTCATTTCAGTTTCAGTAAATCCTCCTACATGAATAATAGAAACACCTCCACATAATCTAGCTAATCTATTTTGTAATTGTTCTTTTTCAAAATCGCTTTCAGCATTTTCTATCTGTGATGTAAGATTCTCTATTCTTGAATTAACTTTATCTTCTTCACCTTTACCATCAATAATTGTTGTTTTATCTTTAGTAATAGTAACAGTTCTAGCTTCACCAAACCAACTATGTTGGAATTTATCCCATTTATGACCTTTTTCTTTTGAAAATACTGTTCCTCCTGTTAAAGTTGCTATATCTTCTAAAATAAGTTTTCTTCTATCTCCAAAATCTGGTGCTTTTACGGCACATGCTTTTAGAATTCCTCTTCCTTTATTAACAATAAGAGTTGCTAAAGCTTCATTATCAATATCTTCAGCAATAATTAAAAGTGATTTATTATTAGCAGATACACTTTCTAAAATAGGTAATAAATTTTTTACAGTTGTAACTCTTTCATCTACTATAAGGATTTGGACATCTTCCAAAGTACTAGTCATAGTACTATTATTAGTTACAAAATAATGAGATTTATAACCTCTCTCAAATTGCATTCCTTCAACAGTTTCTAAATAAGTATCTCCTGATTTACTTTCTTCAATATGGACTACACCCTCATGTCCTACTTTTTGAATAGCAGTTGCGATTAATTTTCCTACTTCAGGGTCATTATTTGCTGATATAGTCGCTACTTGTTCTAATTGAGATTCTTCACTTATATCTTCAGCTATATTCTTTCTAAGACTATCTGTTACTGAATTTACAGCTTTATCAATTCCTCTTTTAATTTCAACAGCATTAGCTCCATTAGCTAAATGTTGTAATCCTTCATTAATCATTTCTCTAGCTAATAAAGTTGAAGTAGTTGTTCCATCTCCAGCTTTATCTGCTGTTTTAATTGATGCTTCTCTAACTAAATTAACTCCTAAATTTTCAACAGGATCTTTTACTGATATATGTCTTGCTACTGTAACCCCATCTTTTGTAGATTGTACTTGTTGGTGTTCTTTTTCAATTACAACATTTCTTCCATTAGGTCCTAATGTTGACACAACTGCGTTAGCTAAAGTGTCAATTCCTTTTACTAATTTTTTTCTCCCTTCAGGGCCAAATTCTATAACTTTACTCATTGTCTTTATTTTCTAATTGATTAAATTCTTCTTCACTAATTAAATGGTTTTCATCTAATGGTTCTGTTTCAGCTAATACTTCTTCAACATTAACTTCTTTTTTTACTCTAGCTAAAACTTGATTTTCGGGTCCAATGTAATATTCTTCTCCTTCATGTTCTAATTTAGTAAAACCTTGAGTTGGAAGAACAACTATATCCCCAACTTCAATTACATTTGGGATAAAATGACCCATATGTGTATTTGAACCTGGGCCTACTGCTACTACAGTACCATGTTCGTTTTTATCTTTACCAATATCTGGTACTACAATTGATCCATATGTTTCTTCCTCTACTTCTAAGGGTTTAACAATAACTGCGTTAAATAATGCTTCTAAATTCATAGTCCTTTATAATTTTGTAATTTTTTTAATTCGATTAATAATTCCTCCCACCTTTCAACATATTCTTTAATACTACTATAATGATCTTTTTCACTATTTAGTTTTTCTTTTGCTATTTTTTGTAAAGCAGCCCCAAAAGAAGAATAATGTCCTTGAGGTTTTTCATAATCTTTACCTTCACTACCTTTTTCTAAATACTTTGCTTGGGGGGTAACAACTTCATACACAGTATAACAATGTGTATCTTTGCCTATAAAATAGGGTTCTAATAGGGGGTCTGTAATTTTTGCCATATAACTTTTTATTTTTGTTTACCGTAATATACGAATAATAATTAAATAATCCAACCTAAAGGGCGAACTTCTGTTAAGACTAATTAATTAATTTTTAAAACTTTAGGCGCAGCTTCTTTTGCAAATGGTACTGTAACTATTAGTAATCCATCATTAAAATTAGCACTTGCTTTATTTGGTGTAAATTTTGTTCCTAATTTATAAGCTAAATTAAAAGAACGTTTGGCAATCCCTCTATGAATATAACTCCTTTCGGGTTCTGGTGTTTTATCCTTATCATATGCAAAGGTAATCATATCTCCTTCTAATTTAACTTCAATGGCTTCTTTAGGAATGCCAGTACAAGCTAACTCAAAAGTTAGACCTAGATCATCTTCAAAAATATTAATTGGATATTGTTGTTTGGCTTCTCCAGCCGGTGTAAATGTTGCTCCTGATTCAAACAGGTTGCGAAATAATAGATCATACGGGTTGTAAAATCTCTCTAAAAAATGTGTACTCATATCACTTTGTTTTTATGCTGTCGTTAGATCAGCGGTTAATAATAAAATAAATAACTTACGCCCTTAGGTCAGTTTATTCTCTAATACATATATTAAAAATCAGTTTCTGCTTTCCTTACCATAAAATATTCTGAGGAAATAGTATCTGTTTTAAACTTCATTTCAATTAATCCCATTGAACCAATATTTAATGTTCCTTCTTCCATATCTTTATTAGCATGAAGAATTGTTTTAAATGTATCTGAATTAAATGGAATTTTTAAATCTTGTTCTGTTATATTACCCATTATTTGATAGGTAATTTTGTTATTATGTCCTGATTCATCACCAAATATAAATTCACAAATGTTTTCTCCATCTAAATTGGTAGTTGTTGTTACTAACATATTATCTACCTGGGATAATGCACTTTTTGCTTTAATTAAATTTTCAATATCTTCAGTAGTTAAATTTAGTTTAACTACAAAGTCTGGTATATTAACAGTTCCAACTTTACCAATAAGTAAAGCATCAGATAAAGCATATGTTAAGTTAAAATTTAAATCTGATATTTTTAATTTAGTAAATATCTTATTTGTTTTTTCTAGTTCTAAAAGTAAATCTCCATTACAAATACTAACTAAACTATTTAATTTTTTAGTATCATAAATTGCTAATGTACTATCTTCTAATTCAAATTCATTACAAGTAAGTTTACCTATAATATCTTTAGTAGGAGACATAAAGTCAATACTTAATGTGTTATCTTCTATAACCCATTTTACGGCTTCATTAACATTTA